TTTCATCAAAGATATCTTTGATGTAGAAGAACTGCTCTTGAGGAGCATCTTGATAGATAGCTTGTGTTGTGTTTCCTGATGTTTGATTTTCTGTTGCCATATTTTTGTTTGTTTTATATATATGAATATACTACTACTCTACTAAAAGTCAAATGAGATAACAAAATAATTGAAATATTTTTTTATTCTGATGCCATCTGTGTGAGCATCTTACCATCGGGTGTGGTCTTACCCACCCTTGTTATTCTTGTTTTGGAAAGTGATGTGAAGAAAGTATCCAACAAGTCATAGTATTCTTGTTCTGAAAGTCTGTGAAGATATCCCTCTTTAATTTTTAACTTGAAGTCTGCTATTGTAAGGAAGATATTAGCTAATACCTCTCCGTATTTTTTCCTTAACTTATAGTGAGCTTTCATAAGACCTTCATTAAAGTCATCACGGTCAAGATACATGATGGTAAGCTCTTTTTGGATATGATGTATTGGAAAGTCCCATGTTTCGTGGTCTGATGAAATAAGGACAAGGAAGTCATTTAGATTCGTCTTACTCATAAAATAAAAAAAGGGGGTAGGAAAAAAAAATAAAAGCAAGAATATAATGGATAAAACAAATAGAAACCTACCCCCTTGGCTTAGATGAACTGAAAGTCTTCTACTTCATTATCATCATTTAGTTTGTACTTTATCACATGACCTACAGCCTCGTATGATAAAGGTACATCAATATTCTCAACAATTAAAGGTTCATCAATATCATCAAAGAAAAAGTTATATATAAACTTTTGTCTTACATTCGGATTGTTGAATATCTTTTCAATCTTTACCAGCTCTACCTTAGTAATCTTTTTTGTTATTGTCTTTCCCATATATATAAATATCTCAAAAAATAAAAAAATCTAAATCTTTTTCTTCCTAACTTTAATTAGTACCAGAATATATGCTACCAGAATTATATAAGCCATTACCAGAATTCATTTACCGTAGGTTCTTTACTTACGAGTTGATAAGTGAGTGCTTATCCCATAGTTCTCACTACAAGATAACACACTCATAGTCATTCTTACTTGACTGAGAGGTTATAGCATCAAGGTAAGCTATAACTTGGAAGCAACTTAAGATAGTATCCTTCTACCTCTCCACTATACACCTTCTTCCTTTGTGCTGGTGCTGACTTGTAGTGTGGAGTATCCCCTTGTAAGTCTAAACAAATATGACGCAAGTGTTATGTATCCGCCCATCATATTCATCTATAAATATAAGATTTTATATCAAAAGTCAAATGGTAAAAAAAACCCCTGAGAATATTTTTCTCAAGGGTAGAATATGGGAGCGAGAATTAGAGTATTATATTAGAAAGTCTTTTCTTATTTCTTCTAAAGACCAAGCATTTATTTTACCTTTTCTTTTTTCCTTAGGCTCAAGTCCATGTCTCTCACAAAACTGTCTATGGATGTCTTCGTCTATATTATAGTTCAATTCCTTGAAAAATCTATACATTTCAGAGTAGTCCTGTTTTCTCACACCAGACATCTTGAAAAAGTCCTCCCACTTTGTGTTCCACTTATTTCTTCTTGGTGAGGTATCAGATACTTTCTTACTCTTGATGTTATTGTTCTTGCATATCTTACATCTTGGCTCAAAGCCAGTCTTCAATAAAGCATTCCTATAAAAGTTTTTTATGGACTTCAGTTTTCCACAGGCCGTACAGACTTTTTCTGTAATTATATTATCAGTAGTATCCAAGTATCAAAATTAAAAGTTAATTGAAATTAGAAAGAAGGTACCCCCTTATTTCCAATTTTTACCTATAGTCATCACATACCTATTTTGGTATTCAGCGTAGCAGAAGTGAGCTCTCCCCACTCTGTCCTTTTTTCTTTCTCTTACCATAGCATCAGCCATGCATCTACCCATGAACTCAGACATCTTTTCTTTAGCGAGGGGAGGAAACTCGAACTTTGTTCTTCCAAAGCCAGTATTAACAACACCACCCTGTTGAGCTTCTTCTTGTTCTTTAATACTTGCTATCTCTGTTTCAAGGTCATCGTTCATCTTAGCCTTACAAGCCCACTTGATATACTCTTCTGTATATCCAGCTGACTTATGTCTTTCTTCACAGTCTTGAGTAGGTAAAGTTCTGAACTCTTCAGATTCAGACATATTTTTACTTTCTCTCCATGTTGAATAACAAATAGCTGCGGCTTGTTCTTGGTCGTATTCATTTGTGATTACAGACATACATCTTGAGATATAGTCTTGTTCTTTCTCTGCTGATTTTACTGATGGTATTGGCATCTTTATAGGTTTGATTTTAGTCTTTTATTTTCCGTGTGTAGTTCATCTACCTTTTTCTCAAGGTCTTGTATTTTCAAGTTTAATTGATGTATCTCAGTCTTGAGGTCATCTATCAAGTTTTTGTAAATCCCAACAGCAATTTCAAGGTTTCTTAAGACCTGATTATCCGTATCAGCTTGTTGTCTCTTACGACCAACAAACCATCCAGCAATAGCTGTTATTGAGTTAGATATTAAAAGTAGTAAAGTATCGTTCATGTTATCTTAGTTAGCTCCATCACAACAGTCATACTCACGACCATAATACGCTGGTAGATTACCATACCAAGATACTTTTCTTGGAGGGTATCTGAGACCTGGCTCAATATGGATACCTGAGAAATATGTTTGTTTAGAGTTTGGCATTCCGTCTTGGGAGTTATAAGACCAGTACCAGGGGTAATCGTTTGGAAAAGACCTAATTCTATCTTGAAGTCTTTGAGAATAAAATTCATATCTATTCTGTTCGATATCTCTAAAATAAGCCATCTCCTTGATACCTACCGTCTTTGAGTGTTCTGTTTCGTGAGCCACAATGCCCGCATTCATTTTCCTTGCGTAAATCTCAGGCATTGCCTCGAAATATGCCCTGTGAAGAAGATAAGGAGCAATATAGTCTTCAAGCATTATTCTATCTGCTTGAGACATAGTACCACCTGATACTTGAACTTGTAAGACAAGGTTCTGATAATAGTCATAGCCCTTCGTTCCGATGAGCGTTTGCAACCCAAGTTCCTGAGCCATAAAAATACAATTCGTCAGAAGAGCCATATCAACGTTTTGGTGAATGGTCGTCCAATTTTTTAACTTTGTCTCTGATATTAGTAAAACCTGCTTGCTCATATTATATACCTTCTATTTGTCCTTCAGCTTCTTGTAGAACATCAGGAAGTATCTGATTTTGTTCTACATCTAATTTGATAGCTTGTTTAGTTCTTAAAAATAAGACCTTCTCGAAGTCTTTAAGGAGTTCAGCTTGAATAGGCTTAATAACAATTTCGAGGAACAAATTGTACGCATCAATAAGTTCCGCTCTTCCACCAAGTTGTCCCGCCTGCTTAATCCCAAGTATCATGGGGGAGGTTATCCTATGGGCTGTTAAGATTGTACCCTCCACTTGTGGTGCCATCTGTGAATACCATCCATCAGAAGCATTATTTGGTATCGGGGTAATAACAGGTGCAGTTTCTGGATTTTCTGAAAAAAACAAAAACCACTTTCCAGCGTTATTGGAAGAGCTATACTTAGCATCGAGTTGTCTATAGATGATATCTCGTTCTTCTTCTGAAGGAACGCCATTTGTGAAACTCACAGCTACGGATGGCATCATAGACGACTGTAAATTATTTAGATGGAAATTCTTCACCTCGATATCCAATTGGATGGTTGTAAGTCCCCCTAAGTAGTCAGGTGGCGGATAATACGACATACCTGGTGAGTAAGACTTAAAGTACATCAGCTGGCTCGGAGGACTATCAGGTAGTAAGTTAAAAGCTGGTATTTCGATAGCTTTATACTTGTTTTGATTAAGTGTTGTGCTTCTCCAATCAACAGAGTAATAGTAGTGTCCCACATTTCCAAAGTCATCTTCTTTACCTGCTCTTAGTCTTGAAAAGTCTGTATGATAAAACTCAGAAACATCCCCGTCATTTCCTTTTACAATATTAAAGGCATGACCTCCAAAGATACATCTATCTACAACTGACTTCTCCCATAGTTCATATACGGTCTCACTTCTGTTAGCCATAGCTAA